ATCTTGGACAAGATGAAAGAAGAACAAGGTATGGCACCTATGCCAGAGCCTGAGATGGAACCAGAGATGGAGCCAGAAGAACCTGAGATGGTAGAAGAAGAGCCAGTTAAAACTGGACTAATGGCGAGGGTATAATTATGGCGTTTAATCCAGTAGGTGTTGTCAACTGGCTAGAGAAAGCCGATGCAGCTAAGGCAAAAGAAGATGAACTTATTCGTAGTAGAGAGGATACTTTACTAGCACTGGCACTAAAAAAGGGTGGTACAGGTTCTACCAGCACTACTGAAAAGAATGAAACAGCCGCTGCTGCCGCATTAAAACTACAAGAACGTTTTACAAATGCTAACATTACTGATGAGAACACTATAAACTTTTTTAATAGAGTCTTTGAAGATCCGTATGCATCTCAGGAAGTTTTAACTTTCCTTGAAGATCAAGCTAAAGATCAACAAAGAGATATAAGACTTGAAGATCTTCCAGACATCTTAGGTATTGTTGATGCTCCAACTACTGTAGATGATAAGATAGATCTTCTAAAAGAATTTGAAATCGTCGATCTCAGTAATAAAGAGGAGTACTATAAGTTAGCTCAAAAAGTAAATAACATGACTAAGAAGAGTGGACGTACTGTGTTTATTGACGTACCTTCTTCAAGCTTGATAGACCCTGAACAACAGATCAAAAGATTTAATGAGCAGTTTGAACTCTTAGGCAGTGTGTTAACATTAGATGCTCAACAATTTGTTATTAATAATCCAGACCCATCTAACGATAAGACTAACCAAACTATGACAGCTATTAAAAATCTAGAAGATGGAACTGATGTACAGAAAACTATAGCTATGCAATACTTGTACAAGACTTATGCTGAAGGTCCAGAGTGGCTAAAAGAAAAGATGGAAAGATTCAGTGCACTTAAAGGCATAGACAAAGATCCAAGAATGCAATCCATCTTAGCGTTAAGTCAACCTTCATTTAGAGTTGGTGAAAAAATAGTTAATGATGAAACTGGTGAAGTTCTAGTTTGGAATGGTACTGAATGGGTAGATGAAGCTACTTTTAATGGGGACTAAATATAGATGGAAGAAGATTTACCAGAAGGCTTTCGTCTAGTCGGACAGGAACAAAACGTAACTAATCTACCCGAAGGGTTTCGTAGAGTTGAAGCACCTACAACACAGTCCTTGCTTCCAGAAGCTGGTACATATACTCAAGATGATATGGTTGAAGACGACAATATGTATTCAATCATTGAAAACTTTATGTATGATCGCTATGGTAAAGACGAGTTTATAAACAACAGCCGTGAACAGATTGTGGATAAGTTCCTTAACAACAGACGTGGTGTCAGTGCAGGTAATACAGTCCGTGGTCTTTATGAGTGGGACTACATCAACGATATCAAAGGTGATGAAGATAAAATGGCCAGAGCTGCTGCTGCCTATCACCTTTATGAAAACATGGCTAACTTGTTCAGTGATGAAACATCTTTTGCAGAACGTGCAGAAGGTGTAATGGACTACACCAGAACTGCTTTACTAGACCCTATCAACTTGGTTGGTGGACTGATTGGTAAAGCTGTAGGTGGTGGTGCACTACGTCTTGGGGCAAACCAAGCTAGAAAAGAAGCATTTAAAGAAATGCAGAAGCAAGCTCTTAAAGGTGCCACACAAAAAGAGATTGCTAAGGAAGGTAAGAAGAAACTTACCTCAGCTATGGCTCAAGCTAATATAGCAAACACTCAAAAGATAGCTGAGTATTCGACTAAAGTTTTAGGGGCTAGCCGTGCTAAACGGTTGGCTACTGCACAGGCTATAAAAGAGATTGGCATTACTGCAGGTATAGACTCTGTAGTTGGTGTAGGCATGGAAACACTTTACCAAGAGGGTCTTATAGACCTTGGTGTTCGTGATGAATACGATAAGTTTGCTATTGGTATTGCTGCTGTTGGTGGTATAGTCATGGGTGGGGTACAGGCAGGTGTTGTACTTAAACGTGGCTGGAGTGGTACAGCACTGCCAACTCAAGAGGTACCTCAACCAACTAGTGAAGGCTTCTTGTCGGAGATGTCTAAGGCTATTGAAAACTACACTAACCAAACCATTGCACCAATCGGAAGAGACTGGAAGACAAAGATTAAAGGTGGTATGGAGTTTTCTGAACAGAGTAAAGACCTGTCCACAGACTTCTTTACAACTCTTATGCTAGGACATCAGACAGAATCTGGTGAAGTTGTGTTTAAAGGTATGACACAAACTGCACTTGAACGTGGATTCGTGTGGGGTAAACGGTTTGAAGATGACAAGTTTACCAACTGGATGGCAGACATTATCTCTGGTGTTAGTGACAAAGAAGCTCAAGAGTTTTTAACCGCTATTGAAAAAGCAACTGGAACTAAAATTAAAAATAAAAAGAAGCTTACTGGTAGGGATGTCGGAGATATCTTAGCTTACAAAATGTCTGAATCAGGTAAAGCTTTGAATGCTATGAGTCAGTCAGCTAGACAACTAGGTCTTAATATTACTGACCTAGAGCTACAGCATTTATTTGATGAAGGTGTAGAACTAGGTGTAATTAAAAAACCTAGGTCTGAGAGAGTTGTTGAGGGTCTTACAACAGAGACCATCCGAAATGCACAGAACAAAATGGTTCGTCTTCTTGTCTCTCATCCATCTACCAGTGCACTCAATGTAATTGGTTGGGGTACTAATGCTGCTTTAAATACTGTAAGTGATGTTGCCTTAGCTGCAACCCATGCAAGTTGGGGTACAATAAAGAAACTTGTCGGTGCTAGTAAGTCTGGTGAAAAATCTCACAGAATGGCAAGTATCTTGTTTAATAATACAGCATCAAGATTTAAGTTTATGTTTGATCCAGACACGACTTATGCCGCTTTTCAATCTGCACTTACAAGAAACTCTGAGGCACTTCAAAGTTTAAACAACGTACTACCTGGGGGTGTCGATAACGCTGCTAAAGTTTTAACTAATGGTAAGTTTAATGCTACGACAAAGATGGTAGATTTGAAGACTGATGATATCATCGACGTAACGCAGACACTGACCCTAGTACATGCCCAAGATTCTTTTACAAAGTCGGTAGAGTTTTTAACTCAGATGGATAAGTTGCTAAGGGCAGGTTATGGTAAGGGTTGGAACGAATTTTATTCTTGGGATGGTGCAGCAAAAGCTATGACTTCTAAGCAATATAGGGAGTTAGAAGCACAAGCCGTAGATAAAACACTTGAAGGCATCTTCTCTAAATCTTACAAAAGCAGAACACCACTTGGTGAAATTGCAGGTGTAATTGAAGATGCTAGAAGTTTGCCAGGTATTGGTTTGCTTGTACCTTTTGGTAGATTCTTTAACAATACTGTCGCTTTTACTGGGAGAAATGCCCCAGGTTTAAACATAGTTATGGCTGGTACTAAAAATTTAGACATGCCTCTGGATGAAGCTATCGTCAGATCTGCTGTAGTAGGGGGGCTTGTTTGGTCTCTGTCAGATGTTGAAGGTGAGAATATAGATAATGGACTTCCTTTATACGCCACAACAGACCCACTAACAGGTGAGGTTATTAACCAAAGGTATGACTATCCTATATCACTGTTTAAAGGTGTTGCTAGATGGGTAGCGTATGCTCGCAGAGGTGAAGCTATGCCAGCAGCTGAAGCAACTATGCTAGTTGAAGACTTCAGTCTTGGTGGGCTTACAAGAAACTTAACAAAGACTCAAAGAGATCTTATAACACCACTCAAAGATATGTTTGATCCAGAGACAAGGGACTTATGGAGAGCTACAGAACAACTCTTTTCAAGCTCTGTATTCACACAACCTGCATCAGCAATACTAAGACCTCTCGAACCCATCAACTTAGGTGTAGGTATTTTGCGGAAAGAAGAAGCAAGACCTATCGACCGTTATCAAAATAACAAAGGTGTTAATGATGCATTAAGATATGTTGATAATGTCGTAGCTTTATTCAGAGGTGAACCACTAGCAGAGACACTTGAACAAGCGGCAACAGGTCCAGCTGATATCAATAGTACAAAGATGTTTGGTATACGTACCATACGACTGACAGATACTCAACGTGTAATGAACATGGCGGGTCTCGATGCTTTTGATTATAATGCTGCAAGAAAGGTCAGACTTCAATCACCTCAAGCTGCGAACAGATACAACGGAATATTGTTTGATGTAATGGAAGCAGAGGCTGGACTTCTGGTTAAGAACAAATGGTTCAGAGGTCTAGATCAAGAGAGTAAGAAGATTGCTTGGACAAAGAGGGTAGAGAAAGCTAAGGAACTTGCAAAGACTTTTCTGTATCTACAGTACTCTGGTCCACTAGATACAATAGATCTGCAGTACGAAATAACAAGTGGTAACTCACCAAAAGAAATTAAGAAGGCTTTGGGAGAGCTAGAATCTTTAGAGAATGACTTTGAGAATCTTACTAGAGCGGAGTTAGAAGTTCTCAGAGCTTACCTCTCAATCAAGGATGACTTGAAAGAGTTGGAGGTTTATACAAAACAATATGAATAAGGGGGCATCAAGCCCCCCTCTTTTTATGTATCATCATCTAACATATAATCTGCCCAATCATATGCTTGCCGCTTTATTTCTCGCATATCGTTACTCGACCTAGCCCCTGCCAATAGACCAGTTAGAGCCTGACCTGCCAAGTAAATCCTTGCAGTCAGGCTTTTTGCTGTAGGAGCTTTACGCTTTTGCTGAGTAAACTTTTTTGCTTCTTTCTCTAAGCTCTCTTTCAATTACCAGCTCCTTGTTTTTGAAATAGGCTTTGTTAAAACCCATCTCCCAATCCCTGTTATCTTTTGTATTAACTTGGTAGGGATTACCCAAGTTACCTCTGAGGAAGGATTGGTATCCTTCGTTAAACGGTTTCATCTTTTGCTTTGATGCTGTATGAGTGCTTCTAGGTACCATCTTGCTTTCTTCAAATCCTCTAGACCATTTTTGTAACGCCAACGATGTAAGTACTTCGCAACGTTGCCCCGATAATAACCGATAAGTTCCTCGTCTGTCAAGATATCTTTGATGTAATCAATACATTCAATGTTACCCTGACCATAGTGAGGAGGTTGGTTTACGTTATCTGTCATAGTATAATCAACTCCGCTTCTGTGTATGGAATGTGAAAGAACAACTCACCTGGTCTGATGTATCTACCCTTTGCTTCTCCAAGGCTTTCCTTAGTCAACAAGAAGTCTCTGATACGCCAAGCTTGCTTGAGGTCTTTACGAAAGACGTAGAAGTTAAGCACTCCATTCTCACCTTGGTACTTATCAAGTAGACGTTGCTTACGT